TTGCTGTGCGCTACTACTTCCCGTGGTAGCTGATCCTGAGCTTCCGATTCCCGTTGCTCCGCTTCCCGCAAAGGCTGGGCTGTAAGTCTCTGTCTCACGCATCGTACCAATAAGCTCATCAATGTCCATATCATCAATTGAACCTGGCTTCATGCTCATGCGTGGTATTCCGTTCTGGTCAATGATCGCCGCCTTCCATTGACCTTGATCGTCTCGCTTCATTTGCATTTGCGCCTCGACATGAGGTAAGAGAAGGTCGATGTTGCCGCCCTGCTTCTGCAATGCCTGAGTCGCTGAAGCGCGGATTAGGTTATTGCGAAGTGATCCCTTGAGCGATTCCATTTCCGCCGTCACCTTTTCAAGTTCGGCTTTGTGCTTCGCTTGCATCGACTTACTCGCCATATCAAGTTGCTCACGGGCTTTGTCTCCTGGAGTCCAATCGGACATCTCGCCCACTTTCTTGAGCGCATCTTTGGCTTGCGATGCTTCCAGTCCATCAAAGGCGGCAAGCCTTGCCTGTAGCGATCTCGCATTCTCGCGTTCTTTAGCGAGTGATGACTTCAGACCAAGAACATTCTCAAGCGAGAAGCCCTCAGCTTGCTCGACCTGGAGATAGTGCCGCCCGTCTTCGCCAGCGGTATAGAAAGGTCGAAGCTCTTCGGCAACGTCTTCAAGGGATGTGATGATTGGCTTTAGCATGGTATTGAACGCAGGGGTTGCGAGTGATCACTTTAGCAGAAAGCTCTAGCGTCCGATAGCGGCTTTGCTTAGGCGTTCTCTCTTCCTGAGAAGATCCAAGCTAATGCGTCGACCATCGTTGCCGAAAAACCTATTGATATTTACTCGCCCTTGGCGGAACAGCTTTGCCCTAGTCGCTCCGAGGACGTTATTCTGAACGCTTGCCGATTGCATCTTAAGCCATTGCCCATACGTCATATCTTCAGGCACTTTGGTTGAGAGTCCAGTACGCATATCACGCGCTTGTCGGAGCGGCTTGAAGCCTTGCTTCTTCATGTCCTCCCAACCAGCCAGGATGGGAACCACCGTGGAGCGGCATTGATGGTGAGCGGGTGGTCTTGGTCCTTCGCCCTCTGGATATACCTTGTTGTCGCGGGATATGCAAACATCTGAAGTCCTGGCGTCCAAGGTGCTGACCCACTGCACTTTCTTCACGATGTCCTTGTTCTCGGCATAGGTCAAATCTCGGGCATGGCTCGCCGTGTGGCTGATCGCTGTGCGAACGATTGCCCTCACATTCCGCCTCAACTCCGCCCCCAATGGACCTCGTCCGACATACATCCCATCAGACGCCCCCATAAGCGCCCTCACAATGCGTTCGGGAGGATCCCCCGCCGCCAGCCCACCTATAAACGAACGCCGAACAGAAGCCGCTACACGCGTCCCTAATCCATTGAACCACCCGCTCAATAACTCGCCCTCAAACGGCTTGGAGATAATCGCTGAATGGATTAGCCGAAGTGATGGCACTCCAGCCTCGAATAGAATGAAGGGCTTGACGGCTTGCTCAAGTAGCCGTGCCTGGAACTCTGCCTCAGTTGCGCCAAATGCTTTCAAGCTCTTAGTGAGCCGTTGCCGTGAAGTTTTCATCCCAGCCGCAATGTCGGCACGGATGCTGTCGAGTAGATTATTCAACCTTTTGGTCTGCCAGTCTCCCGATGCTCCTGGAGCAAGCCGCGAGTATGCCCTACTCGAGCTTTGTTCAATGCGGTACGCCAACCGTCGCTCGATGTCTGGGATTATCTCCCGCTGAAGAAAGCGTACCAACTCGCGCACTTCATGTGCCTTGTATTGCTCAAGGTAGACGGAGTGCCGAATGCTTCGATCAAGCAGGTACTCATTCGCTGTCGGCATCTGATTCTTGCTCAGGAGCCGCCGTTAAGCTATCGCCTATCTGCGCCTCGACTTCTTCTATTTCGTTTTGAACGTCAAGCTCATCAGCGATAATGCCACGCCGCTTAACTTCTTGGAGGTACGTTGCATGAGAGATCAAGCCAGAGCGTACCATTTCAGTTAAGGATTTCACATCCTCACTCGCGGAAAGTGTCACGCCGAAATCGTTAAAGACATCAACGGCAAAGTCTTCAGACAATTCTGCGCCGATCCATTGCCCAGCATGAGCAAAGGCGTTCTCAATAGTGTTCTCAAGACCGCGAATCCATGCTTGAATATTAGAATGCTGCCGCGCCTCATCCATTGCTCGGGCGGTTGCCGTCACGTTGCCAGTCGATTGCATCAACGGCTGAAGTCCAAGAACTTCCATACGTTCTTCCAGGCTTCGCAGATCCTTTTCGCCAGCACCGATAGCCGCGCCTGAATGCTCAACATAGTTCAGCTTCGCATCTGGGTTAGTCGATGAGATCATATTGGATGGTCCTATGGAAAAGCCGCCTTCAACTTCTTCCTCAGATAACCCACTTGCAAAGAGAATGCCCACGCGAGCGAAGCGGAGAATGTTTCGCTGATCGCTAAAGGATTGCCAATGAGCAAGGTTCATCCACGCAAGGTCTTCAAGCGGCGGGTTTGCCGTCATGAATCCAGTTGGAGTTGTTGAAAAGCTGACGAGTGGAATGTGACCCATCGTATGAAGACCATCATCAACCTTGCGGTAGTGCTTCTCGTCATCTTCGCGCTCCCATAGCTCCCAATAGTCAAGACCAATGACCCGAATGAAATCGCACATCCGTTCTCCATAGCCCACATCATCATATTTCACGCGCCGTTCCTTGAAGCGTATCTGGGTGAGAACGTCGCTACCGTCTAGTCCCGTGGCAGTCTGCCAAGCGAATAGGTCAAGTGGACTTATATGGCTAAAGTAAGGGCGTATGTTATTGGCTCGTTCTTCCGAATAATTTAACCCGCCGCCAGTTGACGGATAGTCTACAAGCACATGGGTCACGCCCCACTTGAGTCCGTCCATGAACAACGACCTTGCGAATTGGGTTAAGTCAGCACCCTTCGCATCAGAATTAGTCACTAGCATCTGCAAGGCTTCAGGAAGCTCTCCAGTAAGGGCAACTGGCTTGCTGAACGGTTTAGCTGATAGCTTTTGTACCGTGTCGCTGAGTGCGCCGTAAAGATATGAGCGTTGGAGTCGTGACTCGTAAGCCCTTGGCTGTTCCCTTGGCTCAGGTGGTAGCCATCGCTTACCTGCTGATCTCATCGCCAACGTGCCGCCAAGCAAGTCGTTTATCAGTTCCCACTTCATCATCATCGCGACATAAGCATCCGTCGGTGCATCAACTGCATCATCGCCGCTGTGATCTGTGGGTAAGGCTAGGCTCGGTTGCGCCCCTGGTGAGTAATGGTAACTATCTAGGCGTGGCATTATCTCTCAACTCCAATGATACGAGCCTTGTTGTGGTGTCCAGTTTAAGCTCGGAGATCTTAACTTCAAGTTCAAGTCTGTGCTTTGCTTGATCCTCCTCCACGCTTTCAACCTTTCGCCAAAGCACTTTAGCAAACCATAGGCAAAGCAATACGAGTGCAGATGTTACGGTTTGAAGTAATGAGACGAGCAGTTCGGGTTCAAACATCGAGCTTCCTTTTGACGGCTGAGTAGAATTTCTCGCCTTTGTTGCGTCGGTGGAACGTGTATGCGATCTGGCAAGCTAACAGAATAGCAAAGATCAACGCCGCCAACTTTATGAGTCCCACGATGCCATCAATGGCTTGATCCACGATGCCGCGCTCTTGGGTCAAGGCTTCGCTTATAAGTGTTTCCACCAAAGCATTCTCTTGCTCCTCACCGGAGGCTTCTGCGAGCGTTGTTCCTATACCATAACCACTAATCGCACCAGCGGCGGCACCGCCTGGACCAGCCATCGAACCAACCGCCGCTCCCGCTGTTGCACCAGCCACAGGGTAAAGGGATGCACAGCTCAAACAGAAGCAACCGATTGCCGATAAGATGCCAACCCTCCATGCGGTAGGATTCATGCGCCTAACATTATCCCCAAGATGAACAGAGCCGCCAATGTGAAGTCTTCTATGCCGTGCCTAATGCGAGCTGGTAGCTTCATGTAAAGGGAAAAGATCCGTTTGAGGCGTTCTTTCATACTGCTGAGATCGTGACGATGCGTTGCGTTGATGGGTGGACGCGCTCAACGTAGTATCCAAGCGCATCGGTTAGGTGGGTGAGCTGTGGGGTGGACTTCTTGTCTATTTCCCCGCTACCGCCAGCCAATAAGATAACACCTTCGAGATCCTGCACTAAGAACGGTGCGGCTTCTTGATTAACAAGCAGACCGATTGTGCCGTCTGCCGCTTTGATACGAGCATTCATCGCATTAACCCTGACCCGCTCTCTTGGATTGGCTCGCGGCACTCTAAACTTCAACCTTTCGCCAAAGACGGGCTTCAGTTCTGCACGGATCAAATCCCAATCGCTTCCAGCGACCTTGGCTGTACCCTTTGCGCCTCCAGTAGCGTCACCATAGCAAAGAACATCCCCCTGATGATGCTTCCAGTCAGCAATCAACCTACGGCACACAGCCGGCGTATTGCTATTCCTTGGAATGTGAACTTCACCAATAGCCGCCGTCACCATATCAGCCGCCTTATCCTTTTTGCCCTTGTAGTGATGCTCTTGAACTACAACTGCGATTCCTGGGCTTACGTTGAAGTCAAAACAAAAGCAAAGCGGCTTGGTTGGGTTGTAAGCAATGACTTCACAATGCTTGCTTCTTTCAAAGCCATAGTAGGCTCGACCTTGGAAGTTGACAAAGCTGGCTTCATACTCTTGGGCGAACGTCTGCTCGTCAAGGTCACGCTTCGCCGCCGCAATCTCTTCTGGCGCAAGAATGCTGGCAGATTTCCAAGTATGGTAAGACCAGTCATCCATGCTCGGCTTTTGAGCTTCTACTGCCAAGCCATAGTAGTGATTCCTTCCTTCGGGAACGCCGATCATCCAAGCGCCACCAGGGCGCCCAAGCGTTGAAAGGGCTGGGCGCAAGTTCTGCGTCCAAACTTCGGGCTTCATGTTGGCGTACTCGTCGCAACAAATCCAATCCAAGGGTCTACCCTCAATGCGGTCAGGCGCATCCATTCCAAGCACCGATATTTCAGCACCGTTCTTGAGCGCAATAGTCATCTCACTTTCTCGTGGCTTGCCAGCAATCATCTCGCGTGGAATTAATGCCTTTAAGTCACGCCAGAAGATTCGCTTTGCTTGGCGGTGAGTCGGTGCGGCGAATACGAACCAGCCATCAGGCGAATGAGTCCATGACATGGCTTGCATCACCCCGAATCGCTTAGCCAGTTCAGTCTTTCCAGATCGACGTCCAGCAGGTACTACACGAAACCTGGACTCGTCTTGCCAAAGCCGCGCTTGCTCTTTGTGGTAAAGAAGCGTTGACCAGCGTTCAGTTAACTTCATCATCGGGGACACTTGCCTTCATTGCTTCCAGGGCGGATCTGATTTGCGCCGCTACATCATCGGCAACCGTTTGGTCTTCATGGCTTATGATGTCACGTCTATCTGTGCGACCTTCGTCCCTGTCTATGAATTCCTTGATGAATGACCACATCTTTGCGGGATTCTTGAGTGCTTCCTTGACCATGCTCTCGACGAGCAAGTCCGCGATTTGTTTTTCTTTGCCTCGATCAGCAAGCAATAGCTCTCTAATGCGACGGGTTAATCCGACGCTACCCTTGGGTCGACCACCAGGGTTTCCGCTGGTGCCCTTGCCCCATTGACCTAGCTCGTTCCTGTTTTCTTCCTGTTTGTCAGGCATCAATCTGCCATTCTAACCTTTGAGAAGGCTTAAGAATTCACCCCTGACCGCTTGATCGAGAAACGTCCTACGCAATGCGCTTGTCTTCATTACTACTGGAGCCTTCGCGCCTCGCATGGCGCAACAAAGATGCTGTCCAGTCACTATGACGCCAACGCCTAACGGATCCAGGGCTTGCTCTATCGCGTCAGCTATTTGGTGGGTCAACCTTTCTTGTACCTGTAAGCGTCTAGCCAGAGCATGAACAGCCCTTGGAATCTTTGATAGACCAACGACTCGATCTTGCGGCAAGTACGCGACGTGAGCCTTGCCCGTGAATGGTAACATATGATGCTCGCACATCGACCAGTATTCAATGTCCTGAACGATAATCATTTGATCTGACTTGACGTTGAATGTCTTATTTAGAATTGTTCGCGGATCTTGCTGGTAACCTTTAGTTAGCTCGCGGAGAGCTTTGATGACCCGCTTGGGCGTTTCAAGCAAACCCTCTCGGTGAATGTCCTCTCCGATGAATTCAAGTTGCCGAAGCACGGTCTGTTCTAGGTCATTACTTACATGGCTTTCTTTGTCACTCATCGCACATTCCAAAGGTTGTGATTTTGAACGGAAAGGCGCCACACAGGATTGTCAAGGCATA